ACTGGCAATGTCACCGGCAATTATATACTGGGCAATGGAGCACTGCTAACTGGATTGGCCACATATGGCAACAGCAACGTAGCAGCTTATCTAGCCAGCAATGCCAACGTCACGGTGTCTGTTGGCACAGGCAATATCACAACACAGGGCAATCTAACAGCAGGTAACTTTATAGGCTCTGGAAGTAATGTAAGATTAGAATCAGAAAATTATGCCTGGCAATTTGATAACGCAGGTAACCTTACCCTACCAGGTAATACATTTTCTGTAAACTACGCCAATGGCGCACAGGTCAGCCTGGGTGGATCATACAGCAACGCAGATGTGGCCAACTACTTGGCTAGCAATGCCAATCTTACCATATCAGTGGGCACAGGCAACATTACCACACAAGGCAACGTCTCTGGCAACTACTTTATTGGCAACGGAGCATTACTCACAGGTATTGCCACCGGTAGTTATAGTAATGCTAATGTGGCCAATTATCTAGCCAGCAACGCAAATCTTACCATTTCTGTCGGTACAGGCAACATCACCACACAGGGCAATTTAGCAGTTGGAAACTTGATTGGCTCAGGTGACAACGTAGAAATCACAGCAGGTGTGTATACCTGGACCTTGGATAACACTGGTAATTTGACATTACCGGGCAACACCACTGCTATCAACTATGCCAATGGCACACCTGTTCCTGTAGGCTATGGCAATTCCAATGTGGCCGCATATCTGGCTAGTAACGCCAACGTCACTGTGTCTGTGGGCACAGGCAACATTACCACGCAGGGCAATGTCAGTGGCAACTACTTTATTGGTAACGGCGCACTCTTGACAGGAGTTGTCACATCCAGTTATAGCAATGCCAATGTGGCCAACTATCTGCCCACCTACTCAGGCAATGTTTCGGCTGGCAACTTGAATCTCACCGGCAATATTGTTGACACTGGTGCTATATTTGTAATTACAGGCGCCAGTGGCAATGTAGTTCTAGCACCCAACGGCACCAGCAGAATAATTGCCACAACTTCGGGCGCTAATGTTATTGGTAATTTAGATGTTGCAGGCAATGTCAATGCCAATGGTGCTACACTTACAGGAAACTTATCAGCAATGCCAATGTAGCCACTTATCTAGCCAGCAATGCCGCAGTCACTATTTTAACCACTGCAAATATCACCACTGCTGCCAACATCTCTGGTGCTTATATCCTAGGTAATGGCGCATTCCTAAGCGGATTACCTGCCACATATAGCAACAGCAATGTGGCAGCATACCTCGCTGCATACAATGGCAATGCATTATTCAGCAATATCACTGTATCACAAGATGCTGTGATATTGGGTAATTTGCGTGTAGAGGGCAATACCACTTATATCAATGTAAGTGATCTAATTGTAGAAGACAAAGACATTATCGTGGCTGCCAATGCTTCGGCCACCTTGACCGATCTCAACGGCGCAGGTCTCCAAATCGGCAATAGAACCGCCGGCGGCAACATCACCTTCTTCTACAACTCAACCAGCAATGTCATGTCTCTAAGCCATGGCGCTAATATTGCTAATATTTTAAATGTAGCAGGCAATGTCACTGCTACAGGCAATGTCAACACTGGTAACTTGGTAGGTTCTGGTACAAACGTAGAAATAGTCAGCGGAGCATATACTTGGCTATTTGATGGTGCTGGCAATTTAACTGGTACTGGCAATGTGTCTGCTGGTAACTTTGTTGGAACATCTGGCAATACATCTATCGTCACTGCTGGTTATACTTGGACATTCAACGATGCCGGTAATTTGGTCTTGCCCGGCAATGTCTTTGGCGTAACCTATGCCAACGGAGTACAAGTAAGTTTAGGCGGTTCATACAGCAACGCAGATGTGGCCAACTATTTGGCCAGCAATGCCAACGTCACAGTTTTGGTAGGCACAGGCAACATCACCACACAGGGCAACATCTCTGGCAACTACTTTATTGGTAACGGCGCATTACTCACAGGCGTGGTAACATCCAGTTACTCAAATGCCAATGTGGCCAATTATCTGCCCACTTACACAGGCAACATCACAGCAGGCAACATTACCACCACTGGCAATGTCATTGGGAATTGGTTTGTTGGCAATGTCAGCACTACCAACAGTTTGGTCACATCAGGTAACGTCACTGCCAACAACTTCGTGGGTTCAAGTGGCAACACATCAATAGTCACTGCTGGTTACACCTGGGTATTTAACGACACAGGTAATTTTGTATTGCCTGGCAACAGTTTCTCTGTAAATTATGCCAATGGCGCACAGGTCAGCCTGGGTGGATCATACAGCAATGCCGATGTCAAGGCATACCTGGGCAACTTCGATGGCAACATCATACCCAGTGCTAACGTAACATACAATCTGGGTAGCAATAGTAATCGCTGGAATGATTTATATCTCAACAACAGTACCATTTATATTGGCGCACAAGAAATCACCGCCAATGCTGATGCTACCATATTCTCGGGCAATATTTCAGCCAACTACATATTGGGCAATGGTGCGCTACTCACTGGAGTAGCTTCGTCCTACGGCAACGCCAACGTAGCAGACTATCTAGCCAGCAACGCTAATATAAACCTTGCGATTGGCACAGGTAATATCACCACTGCAGGCAACATCAGCGTGGGATCTATACAAGGTGCCAATGCCAATACAACCATCGTGGCCAACGTCTATAGTTGGACATTTGATGATACTGGCAATTTAACACTGCCGGGCAACTCTACCGCAATATATTTGGCCAACGGTACACAAGTGCCCCTGGGCTATAACAATGCCAGTGTTGCTGATTACATGGGCAGTAATGCCAATGTAACACTGAGCATTGGCACAGGCAACATTACCACACAGGGTAATATCAAATCTCGCACATTGTATCTGGGATCACATCAGGATGTTTCCTATCAGGCATACGGTAATATCACCCTGTCGGGTGGTTCCGCAGACAACAATTCCAATGTATCCATTGTAGCTAACGGAGCAATGACCACCAGTTATGTGCTGAAATTGCCAGCAGATACACCCAATGCTGGTGACGTCTTAACTGTCAAGAACTTTGGATCTCAACTGCTTTTTGGCAATGTAGCCAACTTGATATGGTCTGCCCCTGCTGGCAGTTATACCAATGCCAATGTAGCCAACTATTTGGTCACATACAATGCCAATGCCCTGTTCAGTAATGTTACAGTATCACAGGATGCTGTGATATTGGGCAATTTACGTGTGGAGGGCAATACCACATACATCAATGTATCTGATCTAATCGTTGAAGACAAAGATATCATTGTAGCAGCAAATGCTTCGGCTACATTGACAGACCTTAACGGGGCAGGTCTCCAAATCGGAAATAGATCTGCTGGTGGTAACATCACATTCTTCTACAACTCGACCAGCAATGTCATGACACTGAGCCATGGCGCTAATATAGCCAATGTCTTGAATGTCGCTGGTAATATCACAGCCAACAGTTTGATAGGTGTTGGTACAAATGTAGAATTAGTAGGAGGTTCTTATACTTGGACATTCAACGGTTCAGGCAACTTGGTGCTGCCCGGCAACGCATTCTCGGTTAATTATGCCAACGGCGCACAGGTCAGTTTAGGCGGGTCCTACAGCAATGCTGAAGCAGCGTCTTATCTAGCCAGCAATGCCAATGTGACCATACTCACAGGTGTGGCTAATATTACCACTCAAGGCAATGTGGCAGCCGGATACTTCTTAGGTAATGCTACATTTGCCGAGGGCGTCAGCAATACTTATTTTGGTAATGTATCTCCCAGTTCACCAGCACAGGGCGATATCTGGATCAACAGCGATACAGCAGTACAACTGATTTACTTTGTAGACGCCAACGGCGGACAGTGGGCCGAGATGGCAGCTGCCACCAGTATCAGTTCAGATAGTGACTACACAGACAGCAATGTCACTGCACTGTTGGCCAGTTTGGGTGCTAACACTATCAGTTCATCGGCAAACATCACCACGTCTGCTAATATTTCTGCTGGTTATATACTGGGCAACGGAAGCCAACTTACTGGACTGGATTTTACCAACTATACCAATTCTAACGTAGCCAACTATTTGGTTTCATACAATGCCAACGCCTTGTTTAGTAATGTCACAGTATCACGTGATATGGTCATCATTGGTAATTTGCGTGTAGAAGGCAACACCACTGAAATCAATGTTTCCAACATATTCTTAGAAGACAAAGATATCATCGTGGCTGCCAATGCTTCGGCCACATTGTCAGATCTCAATGGAGCAGGTCTGCAGATTGGTAATATCACTGCAGGTGGTAATATCACCTTCTTCTATGACAGCACCAGCAATGTCATGTCTCTAAGCCATGGCGCTAATATTGCCAACGTACTGAACGTTGCAGGTAATATTTCTGCTGCCAATATCACAGCCACAGGCAATATCACAGGCAACACCAATGGATTTACCATAGGTTATAGAGATGTACCGCAGGTCAGTTGGTCTAATGCTACCATGGCATTGGCTGATGCCAGCAAGCACTATTACACTTCTACCGGTGGCGTAACACTCACAGTACCCAGCAACGCCAACGTGGCCTTCCCAATTGGTGCTACCATAGCGTTCTACAATCGCAGTTCTGCCAACTGTACCATCGCACCGCAGGCCAGCGTCAACATCTTCGTTGTAGGCAACAGCACAATCACTCCCACAGCCAACAGAACAATAACCAGCAACGGAGGCGGCACATTGACCAAAGTCGACACTAACACCTGGATGTTGAGTGCGGCCAACGTAGTGTAAGGTCAGTCATGGCAGGCGCGCTACTATCAGCCATAGGTGGAAGTGCAGCCGTGGTGTATGCTCAATCACAAAACAGTGGCGGTGGCCCGTATACCATTGATTATCTGATAGTAGCCGGCGGTGGCGGAGGTGGATCTGGAGCAGCCCAAGCAGAAGGAGCCGGTGGTGGTGGAGCCGGTGGATATCTATCAGGCAATACCAGTGTTACCAGCAGCACAGCCTATACTGTGACGGTAGGAGCAGGTGGATCAATAGGTGGTACCGGTGTCAACAGTTCGGCATTCAGTATCACAGCCAGCGGCGGAGGAGCAGGAGCCACAGGTGGCACAGGTGGATCTGGTGGTTCAGGTGGTGGAGGTTCTGGACGAAGTTTTGCACGTCCCGGCGGCTCAGGTACTCCAGGGCAGGGAAATTCCGGCGGTGTTGGGGAACATTTACAAAATGGAGGTGGCGGTGGTGGCGCAGCGGCAGCCGGCGGTGGCGGCTGCGGTGGTACCGGTGGTGCAGGTACAGCCTGGCTCAATGGAACAACTTATGCCGGCGGCGGCGGTGGTGGTGGTGGCGAAATCTGTTGCGGCGGCTATGCCGGTGGTTCAGGCGGCGGAGGATCGGGTGCTAATTCAGCACAATGCGGTGGCGGTCAAGCTGTAGCAGGAACTGCCAATACCGGTGGTGGTGGTGGCGGTGGTGGCCGAGATAATGCCACTGGCAAGGCCGGCGGATCTGGTATCGTGATTGCACGTTACCCGGGATCACAGCGTGGCACAGGTGGTACAGTTACCTCGTCGGGTGGCTTTACATATCACACATTTACTTCGTCGGGAACTTATACAGCCTAATTAATTAAACGAACATTCAAATGACAATATTATCTGGTACTGATATCTCTGGCACAACTTTTTATCCTCCCCAAGACTATGACGTAGATTATCTTGTAGTGGCCGGAGGAGGTGGTGGTGGAGCAGGCGCTGCCCAAGCCGAAGGATCAGGTGGCGGTGGTGCCGGAGGGTATAGAACAGGATCAGCAACAGTTGCAACAGGATCGCCTTATTCTATTGTGGTAGGTGCAGGAGGCGCAGTAACTTCTAATGGAAATCCCAGTTCGGCATTCACTCTAACATCTACTGGTGGCGGGGGCGGTGCTACTCAATTTACGGGTTCTACTGGTGGCTCTGGTGGCGGTAGTTCGGCAAATAGTAATCCCAGCGGATTTGCCGGAGGCGCAGGTAATACACCTCCTACTAGTCCCCCACAGGGCAATCCCGGAGGTCCTGGTACGCATTTAGCCAGAGGCGGTGGAGGCGGCGGCGCTTCTTCTGCTGGAGGTGGCGGCACTGGCACAGGTGGATCTGGTAGTACATGGCTAGATGGAACCACTTATGCCGGAGGTGGAGGTGGAGGTGGAGGAGAAAACGGCCCAGCCGGCGGTGGCGGCCCAGGTGGCGGCGGATCAGGTGGCCCTAACGGTCCAGGTACTCCTGCCACTGCAGGAACTGCCAACACCGGAGGTGGTGGCGGAGGTGGAGGACGACTTAATGTCACTGGTCAAGCCGGTGGTTCTGGTATCGTGAAAATAAGATATTCTGGCAGCCAGCGCGGCTCGGGTGGCACAGTTACCAGTGCCGGTGGCTACACTTATCATACATTCACTAGTTCTGGTGCATACACAGCCTAACAGATGAACATGAATTTTAACTAAATATTATTAGAAGAAGAAAACCATGGCTTTAAATTTTCCCAACAGTCCCTCGCTAAATGATACCTACAGTTTTGGTGGAAAAACTTGGGTATGGAACGGTACCTATTGGGGTTTACAAAGTACTGGCGCACTTAATGACATTGTAATTGGCAATACCACGCCCGCCACGGGTAATTTTACCACGGTGGGAGCCACTGGTAATATAACCACTGATCAGTTTTTCATAGGTAATGGTAGTCAATTGTCTGGTATCACTGCCAGCGGCATGCTCACAGTCAGCAACACAGCACCCGTGGGTGCCAGTCAAGGAGACGTTTGGATACAGGGCAACACTGGTGTACAGTATGTATACTTTACCAGCAGTGGCAACAGCCAATGGGCAGAAATGGAAGCTGCCACCAGCCTCAGCATCGACAACAGCAACTATGGCAATGCCAACGTGGCATCCTACTTGCCTACATACATAGGAGCTTTGTCCAGTTTGGCAGGCAATGTTACCACCGCTGCCAATGTGCAGGGTGCATATATCTTGGGCAACATCACACAGGCCACGGGATACAATGTCTACGATAATTCCAATGTAGCAGCCTACTTGCCCACTTACACTGGCAATTTAAATCCTGGTAATATCAATTCCGGTCCAACTACCATCAACGGCAATCTCACAGTATCGGGCAACATCACAGCGTCAGGCAATCTCACATATCTCAACGTCAGTGATTTGGTTGTGAATGACCCACTGATATACCTAGGCGCTAACAACACCAGCGATATCGAAGATCTTGGCATAGTTGCTAACTTTACCGAATCAAATGTGGCGCAGCACACAGGCTTGGCTAGAGATTATACTGACAACACTTGGAAACTTTTTACTGGTGTCATATCTGAGCCCAACACAGTTATAGCATGGGATCAAGCCACATGGGCCAATCTTCAGGTAGGCAACATAGCAGGCAACACCAATGGATATGTCATTGGTTATCGTGATGTGCCACAGGTCACGCTGTCATCTAATGTCACAGCAGCAGCTGCCGACAGCAGCAAACATTTTTACAGCACCAGCAGCAGCAATCTATCAGTGACTATACCACCCAATGCCAACGTGTCGTTTAACATTGGCACCATGCTCAGCGTGGTACAAAATGGATCGGGCAATGTCATAGTGGTACCAGGTTCAGGCGTGACACTGTTGCTGTCTGGCAACAGCACCGCATCAGGCAATCGTACGGTGGCCAATTGCACAGTGGCAACACTGATGAAAGTAGCATCAGATGTTTGGTTTATCAGTGGCGCAGGAGTCAGTTAATGTCTCTGCTGCAACTGGGTGTCAGCACCGGTGGAACCAGCAGTAGCAGCAGCGGAGGTGGTGGAATCACTCCCACGCCACCCAGTGCCATCTACGGTGAAGCCAACTACAACAACGATTTCAACTATACCAGTCTGCAGATAGCAGGCACAGGCAGCAACAACGCCAACAACACCAGTTTCATAGATTCCAGCACTAACAATTTCACTGTTACTCCCGCAGGTGATGTCACGCAAGGTACTACATCACCTTTTGTGTATGGCACCGGCACAGACCCTGCCACAGGCTACTTCTCAGGGTACTTTGATGGTACAGGTGATTACCTAACCATGGCCGACAATGCTGCGTTTGCCTTGGGAACCAACAACTTTACCATTGAGGCCTGGGTGCTGCCACAGAACTCAGCGACTAATAGTTTTTGGTTTTCAAACAATCAATGGTATCACGTGGCATTGGTGCGAAACGGCAGCAGTTTGACATTGTATGTCAATGGCCAATCAGAAAATACCAGCACCACCCTTGGCGGATCCTCAGTCAACAACAGCAATCTAGCACTTTTTATTGGCACACGCCGAGATGGCACACGGCCATTTCAGGGGTATATATCAAATGCTAGACTTGTCAATGGAACTGCACTGTATACCTCAAACTTTACAGTATCCACTACCCCGCTTACCGCGGTTACCAACACGCAACTGCTGACCTGCCAGAGCAGCCAATTCATCGACAACTCCACTAACGTTTTTGCCATTACTTCAGTAGGCCAGGCACAACCAACACCTGTAAATCCCTTTGGCATGACTGCTTGGTCCGGATACTTCGATGGCACTGGAGATTACTTGACTGTGCCAGATAATGCGGCTTTTACATTTGGCTCAGGTGATTTTACTATTGAAACTTGGGTATATCCTAATGCATTATCTACCACTGTGATGGCAGGAAAATATACTTCATCACCAAACACAGGTTGGAGTTTTGAACTTAATTCCACCGGCTATCCCTTGATTTGGCTAGTAGGCACCACAGTGGCTACATCCTCTGTTGCTGTCAGCGTAGCAAAATGGAATCACATTGCAGTAACAAGAAGTGGAACTGCTCTTAAAATTTTTGTAAATGGGGTTCAGACTGCATCAGCTACAAATAGCACTAACATCACTGCGTCAGGACTTGCACTTTATATAAATTCTTCCGTGGGCGCTCCTGGTACCATTGGATTAAACGGTTTGTATTCGAACCTTAGAATCGTCAAGGGCACCGCAGTCTATACCTCTGACTTCACGCCGCCCACCGCGCCGCTCACAGCCATCTCTGGAACATCACTGCTGACCTGCCAGTCCAGCACTTTTATCGACAACTCTACCAATGCATTCACAATAACAGCCAATGGCAATTCCTACACAGGCACACTCAACAATCCATTTGGCAATCCCGTTAATTATGCCACACCTCCCACAGCTGCTTACTCGGCTTACTTTGATGGCACCAACGACTATGTGCTGGTAGCTGCCAATACCAATATCAACAATCTAGGACTGGAAGATTTCACCATAGAATGCTGGGCATTCCTAAACAGCAGCAGTACCGACGCCACAATAATAGCACAAAACTCAAGTTGGGCCACACAAAACAACTATACCATAGAAGTCAGAACTGGCGGCGTTTTCCGCGCATTCATAGGAGACAGCACCGCCATTGATATCAATCCGGGTATCAACTCTTTTCCTTTGAAACAATGGAATCACGTGGCTGTGGTCAGACGTGTGGGCACTACCACTGCTTATATCAACGGGCGCTCCGTGGGATCCAGCACCACTGCTGTCAACCTCACACGAAATCCTGTGACCAGTATCGGCGCTTTCAGCACCAGTGGCACAGCCTTGAGCAATTACTGGAAAGGTTATATCAGCAATTTCAGGATAGTGCGCGGTACAGCAGTGTATACTGATAATTTTACACCGCCTACCGCACCATTGACTACCATACCCGGTACAGTGCTGTTGACCTGCCAATCTACCAACTTCAATGATGCCAGCATTATTAGAAATGTGATCACGCCCACCAACGGTGCAGCCATTGATTCATTTACACCTTTTGGTTTGCCTACCTCTGTGATTGCACCAGCCACAGTGGGCGGCTCGGGATACTTTGACGGCAGCACTGATGTGTTAAGTGTGGCATCCAATGCTGCATTTGCATTTGGCACCGGCGATTTTACCCTGGAAGCATATGTATATCCATTGTCTTTGACCAACGATACTTTGATCTGCGGTGTTGATGCCACCAATGGTGCGCTACTGGGATACAGCACAACAACAGTTTGGCTTGGTGCTCGTAACACAGCATATGATTTGACTGCAACCTATACCTTGCCATTGAACACCTGGACACATCTTGCTGTGTCAAGACAAGGCACAACAGCAAGAATTTTTGCCAATGGCGTGCAGATTGCCACCGGCACTGCCACTAGGAATTATCCCCAAGGTCAATTTACTGTTGGCAACTATGTCACAGCCAATATTGGTGTGGTTGGGTATCTGTCCAGTGTACGAGCAGTCAAAGGCACAGCAGTATATACCACTGCATTTACTCCTCTCACAGCACCTGTCACAGCCATAGCCAATACCAGTCTATTGTTGAACTTTGCCAACGGAGCCATCGCAGATGCCACGGGAAAAAACAACATACAGCTCAAAGGCAACACTGTCATATCCACGGTCAAGGCCAAGTATGGATCAGGCAGTGTTTACTTTGACGGATCAGGTGACTACCTGCAGATCCCTGCTGCGCCTGATCTGTATCTCAGTCCTGCTGGCACCACTGCCAGCAATCTTGATTTTACCATTGAATTATGGTTCAATGCCAATTCAGTAGCCACTGCTTTCCAGACCATGTGGTTGCGTAGATCCAGCCAGAATCCTCGTGGTGTTGCCATTTACCTAGCCACCAGCACACTTGATGTTTACATAGGAACCACTGCTTGGCAAGTACAAATCACCAGTGCTGCGGGATCCATCGTGGCCAATACTTGGAATCACTGCGCTGTGACCCGAGCCGGCACAGAATATCGTGTGTTTTTAAATGGTGTGTTGGTGGGCACGTCTACTCCCACAGCGTTTGTGATATCAGATGACACCAGTCCTATCTGGATTGGAAACAACGGTACAGAAGGCACCCAATATCCTTTTGCAGGTTATATGCAGGACATAAGATTTACCGTGGGCAAGTCGAGATATGCCTATAGTTTTCCAGTGCCGTCTGCACTGTTTACCAACTACTATACCACTGCTGCCGCACCCACTACAGATACCTACGGCAGCTATACCACAGCACTGTTGCCTGGCACAGGAACCAATCTCAGCAAAAACAATGCTGTCACAGACGCCAGCACCAATGCTTATGCTGTCAGTACCGGAGCCGGCACCGTTACCCTAGGCACGCTGAGTCCTTATTCGGAAAATGGTTGGAGTGCATTTTTTGACGGATCCGGTGACTACTATACTGTTCCTTACTCCAGCACCACTAACATACTCAGCGGCGACTTCACTGTGGAAGGCTGGGTCAATGCCACACTGATTGGCACAGGCAGCAGACAGATTGGAGGTCAGTGGCAGCAAACCGCAGGACAGGGCGGCTGGCAATTGGGCATTGACACCAGCGGCTTTATCAGCGTGGCCTTTGGCGCAGCAACAGAAGCCGCAGGCATCATAACCAGTTCTGTGGCCATTGCGGTCAACACTTGGTATCACATAGCCCTGGTGAGAAACGGCAGCGTGTTCACGCTTTACATCAACGGTGTCAGTCGCGGAACCTATACCAGCGCTGCCACTAGAGCCGCACTCACATCCATACCCACTACCTTTGGTAACTGGCTCAGCAGTTCGGGCACATTTCCTGCCTCGGGATCAGCAGACTTCCGTGGCTATCTGGCCGACTATCGCATAGTCAAAGGCACCGCTGTATATACCAGTAATTTTACACCGCCCACTACACCATTGACTGCTATCTCAGGCACTGGTCTGCTGTGTTTTGCCAGTCCCTATGCTGTGGATCTATCAGGTAACAACAATACATTTACCATCACTGGATCCACTAGAACCACACCGCAGACTCCTTATCCTCCTACATCTGCTTACTCTGCTGCTGTGAATGGCAGCAGCATGTTCTTTGATGGCAGCACTTATCTCCAACTGTCATCGGGAATAGCTATACCAGCCACAGGAACATTTACCATTGAATGTTGGTTATATATCACAGCCAGCGCCACTCAAATTTTAGTAAGTCAATATACCAGCAGCGATCCAAATCGCAGCACATTTATCATTGATAATGTTTCGGGATATAAATTAAGTTTTAACCCCGGCGGTATAGTAGGCTCTACCGTGGTTCCTTTGCAACAGTGGAATCACTGTGCAGTTACCAGAGACAGCAGTAATACTTTAAGGATATTCCTTAATGGCAAAGTTGATGCAACATCTGCTAATTATACTTCTACCATACAGCAGACACAAACAAGAATTTCAGGATTTGCCAATTCACCTGCTTATCTGTTGAATGATGCTTACATGGCCGGCCTGCGCATAACCAATACCGCGGTCTATACCGCAGCATTTACTCCACCCACCGCACCGCCCACGGCCATTGCAGGTACCACGCTGCTGTTGAATTTCACTGAAAGCTTGGATTTATCCCACTGCTGTGGGCACAGCACACATAGTGACCTGGGGATACAACAATACCGGCACCAGTTACGCTGGTATATATCTAGCCTTTTTTGCCAATCTACAGTGTACTTTACAGGTCAGCAGCACTGGCTCCAGCAACATAGCCGATCTGCGTGCGGGAATATTTACACTCAATCGTTGGCAGCACGTGGCAGTGTCACGTTTGGGCAGTAATCTTAGACTATTCATCGACGGTGCCTTGCTGAATGAAGCCAGCACCACTGCTGATCTCTGGGCCGGCACAGCCACTACTCCGGACTATGGATCATTTACCCTGGGCCAGCGCAATGTCAGCGGTCCACAGAATTTTAGTGGTTACATGAGCAATGTGAGATTTACCCGAAATCGCGCTAGATATTGGAGCCCATTTACTCCACCCTCTGCGCCTTTTCCCTTGTACTAAATTTTGCAAATAAATATATTGATACAACTGAAAGCGAACGATTGTGGCTTTAAATTTTCCCTCAAATCCCAGTGTCAACGACACTTATTCGTTTAACAACAAAACGTGGCTGTACAACGGCCAGGGCTGGATTTTGGCCACGTCGGGATCCATCAACGCCATACCCATTGGCAACGTCACGCCTGCTTCGGGCAACTTCACCACTGTTGGCGCCACTGGCAACATAACTACAGATTTATATTTCATAGGCAACGGCAGCCAGTTGTCAGGCATCACTGCCAGCGGCATGCTCACTGTCAGCAACGCAGCGCCCGTGGGTGCTGCCCAAGGCGATGTTTGGATTTCAGCCAATACTGGTGTACAGTATGTGTACTTTACCAGCGGAGGTAATAGTCAGTGGGCAGAGATGGAAGCTGCCACCAGCATTGATCTAGGATCAGAAGTGGACCTTACAGCAGTGTCCAGCAACATCATTCCTACAGCTAACATCACATATGACATAGGTAACACCAGTTATAGATTCCGCGACATATATCTAGCCAACAGCACAATCTATCTAGGCTCGGCCACAATTTCTGCGACAGCTGGTAACTTACTGTTACCAGCCAATGTATCTATTGGCAACAGTAGCATAGTTGAAAGCGGAGGTGTGCTGGGATTTCCCGCAGGTACCACCATTGGTGGATCTTCACCTGAAGTACCCAAGATAAGCAACGTACAAATCACCGACAGCAGTTATACTGTGTTAGATGACACTGCTATCAACGTTGACGGCGGCTACTTTATAGTCAATGGTTCGGGATTTGTTTCGGGAGCCACAGTCATAGTAGAAGACACCATTGCATCATCTGTGTCTTTTATCAATTCCACACTACTGAGATGCCAAATTGGAGCCAAAGCAGCATCGTCGTACAATATATATGTGGTTAATCCAGATGGAGGCACAGCCATTAGACCATTGGGGTTAACTTTTTCAGCATTTCCTTCTTGGGTCACGGGCAGTACCTTGGCCAATGCCACTCAGAACACAGCGTTTTCCTATAGTCTGACAGCCACCGATGCTGTCTCATATGCGCTATCACCGGGAAATTCGGTGCCCAATGGATCGGCTTTGTACAGCAATGGACAGTTTTCTGGCAATGTGGCAGTAAATGCTAACACAGCCTATTCTTTTACTGTGATAGCCACTGATGCACAAGCACAAGATTCTCCTCGCACTTTTAGTTTTAATATCATATACATAGCCAAACCACAGACAGTGGAATACCTAGTGGTTGCTGGTGGCGGTGGTGGTGGTGGTGGTATCTCGGGAACTTCTGAAGCAGGAGGCGGTGGTGCAGGTGGATATATAGCAACTACCGCCAACATCACAGAAGGCGTAACCTATACAGTGGTCGTGGGTGGCGGTGGTGGTGGTGGCCCAGGACCCGGCACTGGCGCAGCTGGCGGCAATTCTTCGGCCTTTGGCACTACTACTGTAGGCGGTGGCGGCGGAGCTGGATACACTGCCACTGCTGGATCTGGCGGTTCCGGTGGTGGTTCATATGCTGGCGGAGCAGGATCAGGTACTCCGGGGCAAGGCAATCCAGGCGGCACAGGCGGTGGATTTGGTCAAAGTGGGGCCGGTGGCGGCGGGGCTGGTCAAGCAGGCTTTCCTGGTCCAACCAGCGGCCGTGGTGGCAATGGCAATGTTTGGCTCAACGGAACTTTTTATGCAGGTGGAGGTGGTACCACCGGAACCGCTGGTGGTTCGGGAGGTGGTGGCACCGGCAAACCTGGACCAGGTGCTGGCGTGACCAACACAGGTGGTGGTGGAGGTGCAGGCATCTCTACAAGCAGCCAGCCAGGTGGATCTGGTGGTTCAGGCGTGGTAATATTGAGATACGAAGATTATCTAGATCCTGCGGCCAATACCAATGGCACTGTTTCTGTGACCACAGCCAATGGATATCGATACTACACATTTACCAGTTCAGGTAATATCCGTTGGTAATAACTGATAAATTTATATTATGCCTATAATTAGTTTCCCTTCTGCTCCTAATTTAAACGACACATATTCATTCAACGGCAAGACTTGGATCTACAACGGCGAAGGTTGGATGTTGTCTGCAGCAGGCAGTATCAACGGCATACCCATAGGCAATGTCACTCCTGCCACAGGTAATTTCACCACTGTAGGCGCTACTGGCAACATCACAACAGATCAGTATTTCATAGGTAATGGCAGTCACTCCCATATCACCCTCAGCAGGAGACGTGTGGATCGCTGCCAATACAGGCGCCCAGTATGTGTATTTCACTTCAGGCGGCAATAGTCAGTGGGCTGAAATGGAAGCAGATACCAGTATCAGTATTACCACCAGCAGCGGCGCTAATATAGACTTAACTGCAGTCGCCAGTAACATCATTCCCTCGGCCAACATCACATATGACATAGGTAATACCAGCAATAGATTCCGTGACATCTACTTGGCTAACAGCACTATCTATCTTGGTGATGCAGAAATTTCTGCCAACGGATCAAATGTAGTACTAGCATCTGCGGTCATAACATCTGCTGTCATAGCATCGGCTACTCTGGGTAACATAAACAATGACAGCACCGGATACATGAGTTTGCCAGTGGGTAACACAGCACAACGACCTGTGGCTCCCACTGCTGGAATGATTAGATTTAACACAACTACCAACAGCCCCGAGTGGTATGATCCCATAGGCAATCAATGGCTAAACTTGTCTCAAGGTCCCAACTACAATGTTGAATACCTAGTGATAGCCGGCGGTGGTGGAGGTGGAGGCGCACGTGGAGGTGGAGGTGGAGCAGGGGGCTATCGGACCGATACTGGAATTTCTGTCAGTGTTGGAACTAATTACACAGTGACAGTCGGTGCAGGCGGCACAGCAGGTCCAGGATCTGTTCAAGGTACTTCTGGTGGTAATTCTGTGTTCAGTTCCATTACATCCATTGGTGGTGGTGCTGGTGGAACCGGGTTTGCATCCAGTAATAATAATGGTTTGTCAGGAGGATCCGGCGGTGGTGGCGCAGCATTATCAGCGCCCACAGGAGGCACTGGTGGTTCTGCTACCCCGGGTCAAGGTTTTGCTGGCGCGTCTTCACTAACAGGAGGTGAAGGGTACTCAGGTGGAGGAGGCGGTGGCTCTTCTTCTGTGGGAACTACCGGATCTGTTGGAAATGCGCCCGCTGGCAATGGTGGAGCTGGCACAGCATCAAGTATCACGGGTACTAGTGTGACTTATGCAGGTGGTGGTGGAGGTGGTAACTATTCCGCTGCACCCAGCCCTGCAAGGGTAGGCGGAACAGGCGGCTCAGGCGGTGGAGGCAACGGTGGGGCTTGGGGTGATGGTCCCGGGGTGCAAGTCAGTGCCACTGCTGGTACTACCAATAGAGGTAGCGGTGGAGGTGGAGGTGGTAACACACAAGGTGGCGCAGCCGGAGGTTCAGGCATAGTTATCATTAGATATCTAGGCGCACAGCGCGGCTCAGGTGGCACAGTAACTTCTGCTGATGGCTATACTATACATACATTCACTAGTTCAGGAACTTATACAGCGTAAAGATAAATCATGCCCGTAATTAGTTTCCCATCTGCTCCCAGCGTCAACGACACATACTCATTCAACGGCAAGACCTGGATTTATACAGGTCAGGCCTGGAATCTAGCAACTTCAGGATCAATCAATGACATACCCATTGGCAATGTCACTCCTGCCACAGGCAACTTCACCACAGTAGGTGCCACAGGCAATATCACTAGTTCTGCTAATATTTCCGCATCATATTTTCTTGGCAATGGTAGTCAATTGACAGGCATTATAGCAGGTGGTACTCTCACTGTCAGTAATGTTGCGCCAATATCGCCCTCAGCAGGAGACGTGTGGATAGCAGCCAACACAGGCGTGCAGTTTGTGTATTTCTCATCAGGTGGCAACAGTCAGTGGGCTGAGATGGAATCAGATACCAGTATCAGTATTACCAGCACCAGTGGTGCCAACATCGATCTTACCGCAGTAGCCAGTGACATCATTCCTGCTGCCAACATCACATATGACATAGGCAATACCAGCAACAGATTCCGTGATATCTATCTAGCCAACAGCACTATCTATTTAGGTGATGCTACAATTTCAGCCAATGGTTCAAATGTAGTCATGGGCTCGGCTATCATAGGAAATATCACCAATGACAGCACCGGA